TTCGGTGGGTGGCGATTCCTCACCTATGGATACAACAACCTCGTCAGACGCCTCCGCGTGCTCGTCATCGGAATCACCAGTCTGTTGGCCGCCAGCGGATTCATTCTCACTGACTTCAATCTCAACAGCCTGCTGCTCGTCATCCAGCACCGCGGCCTCGTAGCCGTTGTCGTTTTCTCCTGCTTCTGCCCGTAAATTCATATTTGACCCCATCAAACTCACACAATTTGAACGGCTGTGTGGTTGCCGTTTCCCACATTTTCACCCGGTTTCGTTTAAGTTTCAACCTCCGGCATTCCAAGTGCCCTGCGCAGGGTCGCATAAACCAGGCGCAAACGCAGCTCGGTCTCTGCCTTGAACTCGGCAGGCTCCGGCTGTTCAGCCTCAATGGCCGAGTGAATGTATTCAACCAGGCGCTCGAACTCGTCTTGCGCGCTCATTTGCCGGTCCTCGTGGATTCCATGAAGCGCATCAGGTTGTCGACCCACTCCTGGGTGGCCTGCTGCACCGGGTTCGAGAGCTGGAACGAGCGCATGTCGCCAGCCGGATCAGTGCCGGCAGCGCGCCTGGCCTGCGTGAAATCGGAAAACAGCAGCTCGCGTGGGATCGGCTGCTCAAAGCCGCCGACATACTGGCCAGCCAGTTGCGTGTTGTAGGTTGTGTGCGGAGCTGGCGACTCGGCAATGATGCGTCCGGTCGGGTCCATCTTGGCCACAGCGAAACCACCAGCGTGGATTGGCACGTCCATCAGCGACTGCTCGGTGATGGCCGCGCGCGTGGTCGGCAGGTCTGGGAAGCCGGCCGTCTTGAACTGGTCCAGCGTCATGCGGTCGATGAAGGCATGCCGCAGCGCGCCGTTGGCGTTGAGCTGGTCACGCGATGCAGGATCGTCGACGCCCTTCCACTCTGGCCTGAACCTGCGCACCTCGGCATCGAATTCCTTCTTGGCCTTCTTGGTGATCTTGCCGCCCTTGATCTGCTCCAGCAGGGCATCTGACATCATGGTCGAGAAGTCGCCGCCGACATGACTCATCGGGGTGTAGACCATGAACACATCGCCGCTGCCCTTGCCTGCAGCCTCCTGGACGCGCTTGGACAGGCCGGTGATTGGTTTCTTGTCAGACGCCCAGGCCGCGCCGAATGGCAGGTGCGTGCGCATGAAGTCTGGGCCGCCCTCCAGCGCCACCGGAGTCGGCAGGCGCACGCCCTCGATCTCGGTCAGCATGCGGCCGGCTGCCGTGCGGTCGCCAGTGGCCGGCAAGATGGTTGCGCCCTGCAGGCGCTCTGGGCTGATGAACTGACGTGGAGGCAGGTCTTTGACCACCTCCTGGGTGAACTGCATTTCGCTGACTGGCTTCTCCAGCTTTTTGCCCTCGCCAATCGGGTGGTACAGGCCGCGCGCGATGTTCTCGGCCTTGCTGGCTCGTGGCATGGCTGCCATGCCGGCCAGCATTGCGCCACCTTTGGCCATGCCTCCAGGTGTTGGCACGGCCATCGATGCCAAGAACTCCTGGATCGGTGCCCTGGCCGAGCTGACCAGGCCAGCACGTTCCATTTGCCGGCCGAGGTACTCGCTGCTGCCGACGATCTGCTCGTCCGGCGTGCGGTAGCCGAATGGCCGCATGGCCATTGTGGCCAGGTCGACTGGCGTGCCGACCACAGAGGCCAGCGCCCGATAGGCCAGGTCTTTGAATGTTGGATCAGCCACGTCCGGTCACCATGTTGGAAATTGTCCTCGCTGACTCGACTGCCAGGCGCTGGTCCTCGTTGTCGATGTTGGCCAGCGTCTCGGCCGTCTTGGCTCGTTTGTACTCGGCATCTGCGATGGTGTCCACCGTGTCTGCGCGAGCCTTGGCTGCCTTGGCAATCGCCTCCTCGGCCGCGGCCTGCAGGAAAATCTTGTTGGGGTCTTCTGGCTGGCCTTGCAGCTCGACCATCATCTCTTCCTGCTCCTGCTCGGTGGGCTTGACCACGCCCATGCGCACGAGCTGCTTGCGGAAGTAGTCGCGCACATCGCTGATGCCTTCGCCTTCCATGTTCATCATGGCCATTGCCTGCAGCACCTGCTTGGTCTGCGCATCGTCAGTGATGGCCATCATGCCGGTCAGCGCACGGACAGTGGCCGCGCGCTTGCTGGTGCTGGATGGGCCGACCTCGACATTCACATCGAACTTGGCACGGCTGAGATCATTGTCCATGACCACCTCGCCAGACTCGTTCACAGTCGGCTGCATCAGCTCGACCATGCCGACATCGTCGTTCGGGCCGATGGTCTTCATCTTGCGGCCTTCCTCGACGTAGATGTCGCGTGCCATCGAGAGCCAGATTTCGCCGCAGCGTTGCATGCCCTTGGCAAAGTTGCTCATGTAGATGAACGTCTGCATGTCCAGGCGGGTCTGGATCATCTCGATGGCCTTGCCGGAGATGTTCGAGACCATCTTGTCAGCCTGCTGCGAGCTGCCCAGGATGTCCTGCATGTCCTGCTCGGTGATCTGCATCAGAGCAGCCATCGCAGGCGGGATTTGTGGGCTGCGGGTGTAGGCCACTGGGCCGCTGACCTGCTGGCTGCCGTCCGGTCCGGTGATCGGGTTGATCAGCAGGTACGGATAGTTGCGGATGTTGTCGTCTGCCCACATGACCTGGTGGCCGGTCACCTGCTCAGGCGTGAGGATCGGCTTCTCGACACTGGACAGCGCGCTGATCTCGCCCAGTTTGGAGAGCTGCATGTTCTTCAGGCGCT